GATCTCCTGCCTGTCCGCCAATCACTTTTCCATTCTCATCAATTCTCGCCGAACCTACTCTAACCATTTATTTTCCTCCATTCAGTGTAAAAAAGCCAATCTTCTGCTAATATGTCTTCAACAGAAGGTGTCCAGTCAATTTGTGTACCATTTGGATACACAAGAGCAATAGTTGTTTTGCTATTTTCTACAAGTTTAAGATATATTTTTTTCTCATGCCAGGCTTTACGTGTTATTTCGCAACCGTCTTTGAGTGCAAAAAGAGCATGGTTAAAAGAAAATGGTCTTGAGAAGTAGAATGCTCCCAATTTCGAACGATCTGCTTCATCTGCTGGATACCAGTCAATTGCATATAAAGCCTCAAATACATAATCAATATGATCTTGGTCATTCATTGCGAAAAGCTTTTCGTCTGTATGCCCTGTAGGATATTTGATCATAATTGTCTTCCGTTCATTATCCCAATACCAAATTTCAGGATATTTTCGGCGTTTCATTGGGATTCCGTCCTGCATGTTGAAAATTGCTATTCTTGAATCCATGGTGCTTAATCCTCTTCGTAGATGATATCTAGCCCATACGCAACAGCTGCATCATGTTCGATACGGCATCCACGAGCATTTTCCCATCCTTTACAGAAATATGCAGCATGGCACAGGCTCATGTTCTCCAGAGACTTTGCCAAGAAACAGAGTGGAATCTGTACAACACCGCGTGCCTTCATTGACTCGTTGCTGTACCACTCGTCTGTAAAAAGAGTATTTACGATTTCATAGCCCTTCGTCTCTAAAGCTGTAACAGCCTTTTCTCTTGTTGCAACAATTTCCTCATCAGTTTTGCCAGCCATTGGCTGTGAAAGCATAGCCTTCTTTTTTACTGGCAGTTTTTTGATGGCATCAATCGCAATATTCAGTGCTTCGTATTTTCTTTTCCTGTCTGGATCATCGTAAGTATCGGTGTCCTTTTTAATGCAATTATCACACATATTTTCCAGCAAGCGTGTAGCACCTGTAAGTTCTTCATATGTGTAAGTAGGTGTTAAAATTTCCATAGAATCCTCCTTCAAACCATCAAGGCTATAATTGTTGTTGCTAAGAATACAATAGTTGTAAACAGAAGTATTTTTTGGTTGCGTTTTAGGCTATACAGAGTGTAGAATGCATCTACAGCGATCATTCTCTCACTGAAATACTGATTTGTATAATCGTTATAGCGGTCGCGGCCAAGTAGATCTTTTAAAAAATCATTTTGTATGTGATTCAGGCGTTCATAACGCTTTCGATAATATCCAGTTTCCCATTCCAGACTTTCTTTTGTATAAATTTCCCAATCATCACTTACTGAGGCTTTCAACAAAGATCTTAAACGTTCATGAGATATTTGAACAGTTGAAAGGTTGTCAAGAGTCTGCTTAACATATTCTGGGTGCAAATACTCTTCACCGGTCCATAATCTTACATTTTGACCATTTTCTGAGGCTTTTAAGGCATCTTAGTATGTCATAAAGATTTTTCTCCTTTCCTAAGTGTTTGGCGACAGATTTCTAGGTTTTTCAAGCTTTATCACAGCAAAGTTCATTTTCAAATCCTTGTTATGGTCCTTTAAAATCGAATGTATTACACGCGTTTACTATGTAAATGTAAAGTTTACTCGTGGTGAGTTGCCTTGAGTCCCCATTCAGGCAAGAAATTGATCTCATAATGGTACTTGTCTACCTCTGAACCGGAGATATCTTCAACCACGTACATGGTGTATTCGTTCAGATATACGTAGTCTTTCTGATATTTGCCTTCGGCAGTCTCGATGATAACCTCAAGTTCATTCGATGTATTGTTCTTTAATGCAAATGTTCCAGTCAGCTCCAGAAGAACTGTGTCGGTTCTTGCGTTCAGAACAGTAAGCTTCCTAGTCACGTTGAAGTTGTCCGCCTGCTTAGAGATATTAGAACTTACCTGATCGGCTTCTGTACAGCCAATGGCTGCACCAGAAAGCATCACTGCGGCTGCAAGGGTAACAATTAGTCTTTTTAATTTCATTGTCCATGTCCTCCATTGGTTGATTCATTAAATCTTTTTACACCATTTGAAAAAATATCAGGATCTTTTTCAAAACAAATGTAATGACGGCCAGTATTCACAGCTGCGATAGCAGTTGTCATACTTCCAGCGCACATATCAAGTACTGTGTCGTTTGGGTTACTATAAGATTTAATCAAGTATTCAATAAGCGCAACTGGCTTCTGCGTAGGATGTACAGCTGATTTCTGGACATCTTTTGGAAACCTTAATACAGATCTTGGATACCTCTCTGTGCTATCGTAAGTTGTTAAACTGTATTTTTGATAATTTGTCGTTTCCTTACAATTCAATTTATGGTTTGCTTTGCTTACCTTTCTGGGATTACCAGTAGACTTTTGTGGATTGTATGTAGGAGTTTTTTTATAAAAAACACAAATATCCTCGTGTGATCTGAGTGGCATTCGGTTTGCATTTAAAAAACCAGTCGGCTGATTCTTTTCCCACACTAGATTGTATCTCCAATTTTTTCTATTGCTTTGCATCAAATCAGCAGTAAACATTCCACTCGCAAACAATATAATAGCGCCTGTGTCTTTGATGATTCTGTCAATTCCTTTCCAAAGCTCAGCCAGTGGAATAGCAGCATCCCATTTATTATGAGTTATTCCATATGGCAAATCTGCGCAAATCATATCAATAGATTTATCTGGAATATCTTTCATGCCAATGAGACAATCAATATTTTTCATGTAGTCAACAGTCATCGGCACACAACCTTCTTGCTAACTTCGGCAACACTGATTCCGGCTGCAGTTCGCCGTACCTCAACGTCTTTACCTTTTTTGAGTGCCGCCGCTATAAGGGCGGCTTGCTCCACAACTTTTGTTTGTAAATCATCTTTAATCAACTAGTCCTGCCTCCTTCCACGCCTTATGTACTTTCTCACCGTTCCATGCAATCCAGTCCACCATTTCTTCATTCGTCGCCCATCCCTGCATCGAAAAATTTGAGTTGTAGACAAGTCCAGACTCGTTAAAGAAAGCGTGTACAATTTCATGCCTAAGCACTTGTTTCATTCGTCCTGCTGGGTCAGTTGCGATTGGATCACAGTCTGGGTTAGCAGTCTGGTCGATGAGGAAGATTTTTTTACTATATGGGTCAGTCCACCCATCACAGCCCTCACACGTTTTATACTGATCGTGTTGAACTACTGTAATCTGATACTCACATCCGAGTACCGTTATACTATTTTTAGGATTCATCATGTTATTATCTCCGTTCTACGATTCAATCGAACACATTCCGATACACTGTGGCGTGTCAAAAATCTTTTCTCGCATTCGTCTAGTGCAGACATATCTGCCTTCTTTCCAGTTAATGCGCTCGTCTTTTCCTTCATCACACGTTATTGTCAAATCTCCGATATCAAATGGATTTCCATATGCTTTCCAGTCTTCGACAACGTAGTGGAACATATCTTCGACAGAATCAAAGATTCTCATTTCTGCCATTGCGTCGCATAATGCTCCTCTGTGTGGTCTATATTTCACCATGAATCAGCCCTCCTCAAAAGCATAGTCTTTGATCTTATTGTCAACGAATCGAATCTGGCTAGGATTTACCTCGCCCATCGTGCCATCATTATACTCTACAAGCCCAAATATCATGCTCATTTGTCCCTCAGGACAACCGCCAATATACAAATCCGCTGCAACAGGCTTTGCAAAATTTTCCCACATATGGAATAACGCTTTCTTTTCTTCGCCATTTTGAGTTACAATACATGGACGAACCCCAAAGTTGATTTCTATATTCTGCATTCTCATACCTCCAGTGTACGTGTATACTTGTATCAACGTACATATATATAGCTAGCATAATGTACGTGTATATAGCTAGCAAGTTAATACAAGTGTTTATAGAACAGCATTTCTCGAATACTGCCAGACATGTAGTGTGATAAACTCTTTACAATCACTCCATGTTTGCTGCCATAATCAGTTTTTAGATATTCCTCAATCAAAACCTTATTGCTTTGAAGGTCATCATAGTCATCTTTTAAAGATTCTGGCGACTTGATATAGCTTCTCGCAACTCGTTTAAGGCTCTCGTCTGATAAATTCTTAGCGTTAAGGCCTTTAGATGCTTTGTATTGGTGGTTAAACTCAAATATGATGGCGGTCAGGCTGCTATATTCCTTATCAACCCAGTCATCTTCCTGTTGCTTTGTAGCGAAGATGTTTTTAGGATTGTTTGAATACAGTCTGTGAAGCTCATCTTTAAGAATTGACTCCTTAGACTTGATAAAATCATCTGGATCAACAATAGGTTTTTTCTTTTTGGGCTTGTCCCCTGAGTTTTGAGCACTTTTAGTGCGCGAAACCATGTATTTATCCCTATTATCTACTTTAGTTGATAATAGGGCATGTTCTTTATCTGTATCACTTAAACTACTGTTATACTTAATATCTATTGTATTACTTGTATTACTTATCTGTGGACTTTTTTCAACCCCACCCTGTTGATTTTTCTCCATACCCCCACATGGATTTTTTTCCATGTTAGAAGAAATAGATTTTTCATTGACAAAAGAATCAAAAAATTTCTGGGTGAGGATAATGATTCGCTTGTCGATTTCTTTAGTGTTTTCTTTGTATTCAAAGATTCTTTCAATCAATCCCAGTTGCTCAAATTTCAAAAGCATCTTTTGAATACTATTTTCTTTTAAGCCAATGAAGTTGGCAAAATGCTTGTTAGAAGCAAAACAGCCTTTGTCTTTTTGAGTAAGGCTGTATATCTCAATTAACAAGAATTTCTCCCTAGGGCTTAAATCTGGTGATAAATAAAGACGTTCTGGAATCCAGATTCCTTTAAAATCTCTGCCCTCTGATATTACTATTTCTTTTTTTGCCTTCTCTGACATCTGTTTTACCTCCTGTGCGATAATGTATTCCTGTGATTACAAATCAGTTGCCAGGCAGTCACAGGTTCTGCTTTTCGGGAGCTACCCTAGGCAACTGGAGCGCCGCGAGAAGGATTCGAACCCTCAGTCCTGTTACGGATCACTAGTTTTCAGAACTAGCCCAGTACCATTGTGGCATCGCGGCAAAAGTGGGTAGAGTAGGACTTGAACCTACATGTCCGAAGACGACAGATTTACAGTCTGCTGCAATACCAATTCTGCACATCTACCCAAAGACCGCCTATACGGTTGCGGCTGACTTGTCCGCAGGTTGATTCTCACGGGAAGTTGCAGTTGCTACTTTGTGGGAAAAGAGAAAGGGATTTCACAAAGAAAAAACCACATTGTTTACAAACTGCATATGGACCCTCTGGGACTCGAACCCAGACCCGGCTGCTTATGAGGCAGCTGCCCTAACCTATTGAGCTAAAGGTCCGTATGCGCCATATGGGACTTGAACCCACGACGCCTTGATTAAAAGTCAAGTGCTCTCCCAGCTGAGCTAATGGCGCAACAGGGCTAGTTGGAATCGAACCAACAGTGCAGGAATCAAAATCCTATGCCTTACTATTTGGCGATAGCCCCAGCGTGATCTTATCCTCACAGACCACTGGCTGTCAAGACAAGATTCATGATAAAACACGTAGAAAGCACTACAGCACTGACGAGTCTTTCTCTGGATCTTTTTTCATTAAGCCACCCTATAATAGAGATCAGCATAAAGATGTTGAAAAGAGATGCCAGAATGCGGAGAATAAGAACAAACATTAAATATCCCCTTCCTTTCTATGGAGTGAATTTTCAGCTTTGAAGCCATCAGGATAGCGTTCCCAAAGTTTCTTGTTGTTTTTGATTGCAATATTCTCAAGGGTGGTATCAAGTGCCTCAGCAGTAAGTGCCAGATAATACAGCACATCGCCACACTCCTTGATAAGATGCTCTCTATCAAATGGATGCCCCTGAAAAATCTGCTTTTTGAGAAGATCAACAAGCTCACCTGCTTCACCGGCAGTACCGAGGATACCATTCATAAGCATGTTTTCCTTTGTTGCTTTTGTTACGTCTGATGCGGTTCTCATTACACCGCGCTGATATTCATTAAATGTCATTTTGGTTCCTTTCCAGTGATAAGATCACTATACGGCAATGTTTCAATCCAGCTGCAAAAATCTTGCCATTCGTCCAGTTTATGGTTACGGCGTGCTTTATAGATGTTTGCAAGGACTTCATAGTTAAGCGTTACGTTCCTGGTCTGATTATAAGAATCAGGTAGCAGTTGAATTAGTTGCCACCAATACTTCTTTTCCTTGGTAGCAAGATATTTTTGCCTGTAAAAATTAAGCACACGGATTGTCTGATTCAACAGGCCGATTGGTGAATGCTCTGCCCCGTGAAATATTGGGAAATCAGATTCAGTGCTTTCAAAGCCAATAAGATGCTCTGCTGAGAAATCATCTAATGTAAATTCTTTGGCATCAATTCGATGCATGGTGCTACAACTATTCTTTGAAGTGCCTACGGAATATGTGTCTGCTTCTTTCCACCAATAAAGTGGTGCGGTGATTCTGATGCATACCGGAAGCATACGCATAAACTTGCGATGATCGGAGCCGTATGAAGATAAACGTCGCATAAGTGCCATATCTTCTTTGCCAACTATAAATTGTGGAGACCATGTACATTTATCTGGTTGGATACTATCGCAGGTATCGCAATCACGTTCTTCACCGAGGTGAAGACAGCCCCAATGACTATCACTTTTAAACCATGAATTGAAGGAATTTCGAAGACCTTCAATAGCAAATTCTATTTGTTCTGGGCTTGGTAATACAGCATGTTCTAATTTAATCATAAAAACTCCTCTGCGTTGAATGCTTCTTTTTCACATTCGATAAAATATTCCAAAATTTTATCAAAAAATACATATTCGAAATATTCAAGAAGTTGACGAGCGTCAAGGTTTTCCAGTAAACAAAGCTCAAAAGCATAGTTAAAGCGGTGCAGAGTACCATCATATAATTTTTTATTAAAAGTAACAGTTATGTGGTTAAAACACGGTGGCAAAGCTTTAGCATCAATTCCAAAAGACTTGCTAAGCTTGATCAGCGCAGAAATGCATTTGTCTATATCACTCATAGGCACTCCTTTCTTATCGAGTTGCTGACAAAATAATCTTGTTATTACACTGTGGACAGATGATGTAATACTCTTTCGCTTGAATAGGTTTTGGCAGCGAATAGTCTAGCTCAGCAGCTAATGATTCACAAGACGGTAATGTGTTTTTTTGGACATCAGTTGCCTCATCATAACTTAAAAGTGCACCGCAATGCGAGCAACCAATTTGCTGTAATGTACCATGTTTCAGAATTTTTATCATTCCACATAACCTCCTAAATTTCGGTTAATCACCTTGTCAACCTCGACAGACTTAACGATAAAGTGTTCATTGATTTCTTTTTCAATTTCAGAATCACTCATTCCATCGTAGTATCTAGCATGGTCGCGATATTCATTTATGGTTTTTTTATATTTAACTTTTGTTTGCTCAATAGCGGCTTTTACTTTATCTTTG